TACCACGCTTTTCGTCTAATGTCAAGACTCTCTCACCCTCAATCATATCAATAATTAAAGTAGTAATGTCTACTTCTTTTCCTAGCTCAGAAATCTTTATTTGTAATTTTTGAAGTGTTTCTTTATAGTAGTCAATTTCTTGTTGTTTTCGCAATCTCTGTTCTATTAGGTCTGCAAGAGATACTATATTATCTGACATTACTTCTCCCATTTATAAAATATGTGGTCACCTATTTCCACAGTTTTAGTTTTAGACTTTCTCCATGCTGGAAACACATAATCTGCATGGTAATGTGTTGCACCATCTGTAATGTCCAATATAGTAATGCCTGGAATCATTGACACATATGATAGATTATATATCTCTTTATAGATACGTTTATCTTTTTTATGTATCACATCTTTCTTACCATCACAATACCAAGAAAATTGACATCTATGTCTGATAGGATAGTGAGTTCCATTCTTTTTCCAAGACTCTCTTGTAGGCCCTTGTTTAACAACCTCACATACAGTATTAGGAAATCTTTTATCTTTTACTCTATTCAGAGTCACAGAAATAACTGCACTCCAACCAGCAGTTCCTTGATTCCTTGCTTCAAAATAAACATTCTCTGCAAGACAAGTTGCTTGAATAGGACTTACACCAACTAGTTTTGGTTTCTCCATTGGTAATGATGGGTCTGTAGTTACAATACCCATAAGCATCATCATTTCTTTTAAACTAAGCATATCTGTTTTCTTTCCATTCTAATAATAAAGTTTCTTGCATTGCATAAGCTTCGATTTCCCAAGGCAAGTTCATATAGTCAATACAAATGTGAACTTCACCTTTCCACATTTTCTCAATACCTTTCATTTCTTTTAGTTCATTTTTGAACTGCTGTTTAACATGAACTAACTCATGTAGAACACAAGTAATGAAGTCATCTCCTTTTAATCTTTTATCAATTTCAATATGAGATGCATTTTTGTCAATCTCCATAGCCCAACCTTGAACATTACCCTCTATTTTACAAAGGTCAAATTCAATATTATAAGACTTGAATCTACTAAAAAACTTATCACAAAACCAATCAGTAATATTGTGAACTAATCCTCTTTGTTTTTTAGTTCCACCATTGACTAGAACAAAATGTCCACTATCTTCCATTAACTGATATTCCACTTCACTTCAACTTTACCTTTTTTCAAACAATCTGCAAGGTAACTAATATAATTTGCAGCGGCATACTTCTCATCAGATGCACCCTCTGTAATTTGAACAAAGGCAGTTTCAAGATTTTTAATCATTGACTTTTCTGCCTCACCAAAGTTCATTACGAATTGACCTTCACTATTCTCAACAAACATTTTCTTTTCTTTCCAATCTTGATAAAAATAACCCATTATATAGCACTCCCATAATTAATATTTTCTGGTTTCACACCGACTGCATTGACTTCGTCAAGGTATGTATTATAACCTTCTGACCAAAGTGTCATGGCATCTTCATCATTCTTAAATCCATTCTCTGAAGCAAAGTCCATTGAAGAACTACCCATGATTATCTCATCAGCACCTTTTGTTCTTAGTGCATAAGCAATCATCTCTGGCGTCTTAGCCCATGCAACCAACTCGCCTGGATTAGAATACATCATAATACCACCTTTATGGGCAGATACAAACCTAATTGCATTTTCTTTTCCAGAATTATCATACATCTTAAATGTTTTCACGATTTTCTCCATAATTAAAACTCTCTCTTTATTGTTTATACTAGTAGTATAACAAGAAAAGGGGGGTCTGTCAACCCCCCTTAAAAAACCCTTTGATTTCAACGACTTATCTATTCGCATTTTTCATTATATATTGTAATCGTTGCGAATCAAGGGAAGTGATTCGCATGGCAAGTTTTTTTGAGAGAGAGAGGAGTGCCATGCGAATCAAACTCATTATTCCATACAACCTTGCATTAATCCCTCTGTAGCGCAAGGGTCTTCAACATAACCTACAATCATTACACAGGCAACAATCATAATACAACCTAAAAATACTTTCACTTTAAATTCTCCATTTTTTCATTAGAACTTTTTAGTATTGTCTTCATATCAATTAAATGAACGAAAAGAATACCAACCATAAAACCAAGTGTAAAAATAACATATTCCATAATCTATCTCCTATAAGTATTCTGGGCCAGTCCAATTAATATTGAAACCACCCTCTAAAACATTACCTCTTGGTGCATTTCTCGCTGGTGCATTATAACCAGCAGCCTTTAGAACATCACCTCTTTTAAACTTTTTATCATCATCAGTATTCACAACAAAACCCCAAACAGAACCCATTCTACCAGGCGTATGGTCTGAAACTCTACCAATCTTGATATATTTCTTTCCAACTTTAACCATAAATTTTGCACGAAACTCATCAGAAGTCCTATAAGTGTAACCACCTTTTGAGTAGTCATATGCAGCAGCATCTAACATATTATTGATACCATCATCAATACTAGTGAATTTCTTCTTAATCATTGTCATAATATTTTCTTTCTCTCTGTTAATCTTTATCTTACTTAATAAATATAACAGAAGATTGAGGTAATGTCAAGTGTCTTTTTAAGTCTTTGTTTCTATTAGGTTTTTCGAGGTCTAATTTTTGTTGATTTTCGTCTTCTTGCGAATCAGGCGAATCACTTACTTTCCAAGTTTGTGATTGCCTTCTTTGTGAAAATACAGTTCTTTGTATAGGAGTGACTCTCATTATCCGTTTGCAAGACCCTCTTGAGCTGGATATTCTTCAACCTTAAAGTTTTCATCCCAACCAAATGCTTCTCTTACAACATTTGCAGACAAACCTTTATAGATTTGATGTAGTTTTTTATCCTTTGCATTAACAAGAAGTTTTGCTTCACTTTCGTGTAGACCCTCTAACATCTGAAAAAACATATTTTCTTTCTGAACTTGTTTAGTTACATTATCTGCACCCTTAATAAATCTCCAAAGTTTCTTTGATTCTTGTAACAGTAAAGTATGTTCTGTTCCAGCTGGTGCCTCATTAGGCGTGTAAGGAACATCTCCTGATGGAAATACCCATTCTATATTTGGGTCATATGCAGCTTTTAAGAGCATCTTTAATGCATCTGTTTTATATTGTTGTAGTATCTCAACCTTTTTATCTTTAGTTTTTGCTTTATGTACTTTGTCCAATATTTCTGAAAAAAGTGGGTAATATGTTTCTTGCATTTAAAATTCTCCAATTTCGCTAGTAAGATTTTTCAATCTTGATTGTATAAAATAATTTAGTAATTTACTTCTATCACCACAAGGCGCTTCACAAAAATCAACCATTATTTCTTTTTCAAGTTCCTCTGGAACATTGTCCAAGTTGATAAGTTTATCGTTTCTTTGGTAATTTCTTTTGACTTCTTCAGGCAAATCATCTATATGTATATCTAACCAAGTTTCAATCTTCTTTCTTCCTAAAGGTCTTTGTCTTATACCATCTACGAAAGTATTATCTAGTGATAGAACATTAGGTACTCCATCACTAGTGTCGCCTTTAAGTATGTGTTCTTTTATATAGGTATCTGGATTATGTCCATTTATATGTTTCTTGAGTATAGGACTATACTGTTTTACATTAGGATATTTGTGTAACTGAATAAAATCTTTATCTCCAGATACAATCATAATTTTTTCATCTTGAAAGTTTTTACATAAAGTTGCAATAATATCATCAGCCTCTGCACCATATACTTCTAAGTATTTGTAAGGTAGATTATCTTTGAACTCTGCTTTGATTTTATTCAAAACTCCAAAGATTGTATCCCAATCTTTATTATCCTTTTCTCTACCTCTTTTTCGCATAGCTTTATAGTTTGGAAAATAATCTCGTCTCCAATAATGTTTAGAGTCATAAGTAAGGATAACTTCTCCAAACTCTTTTTGAAATTGTTGTCTGTGTAAACGAATAGAGTTAAGTATCATATGTCTTACCATACCCTCATCTACTTCATTACTTTTTCTCATATTCAAATCCATCATTAGACTTGCTAATGAGATTTCTCT